CCGCGGCCGACGATCGGGAACACGGTGGAGGCGCCGCGCACGCCGGACTTGCTGCGCACGGTGGGGCGCAGCTTGCTGCCCTGGCGCTGGTAGGCCTCGTGCACCTCGGACTCGAACTGCTTCGCGAAGACCTGGTCGATGGTGGCGGACATGCGTGTCGTTCCTGTCGGATGAAGGAAGAATGGAAGCGGCGCGGCCGGCCGGTGTGTCCCGCGCTGGGGGCCGGATGGACGCGCGCGCCGTCGCGCCCGGACGATGCCGGGTTGGGCGACGGCGAAAGGGGAACGGGCCGCCGGGGTGCCGCAGGGGCACCGCGCCGGCGGCCCGCGGCGGCAGGGCGAGCGCGCGCCGGGGGGCGCCGCGCTGCCAAACCCTGCCGCAATGGGCTCAGCCGTTGCCGAACAGGCGCTTGAAGCCGTCGGTCACGCGCTTGACGTATTCCGGCTCGCGGGTGCGCCAGTAGCGCGGGTCGCGCATCATGGCCCGCAGCGCCTTCTCGTCCGTGGCGCCCGGCGCCTCGGCCTCGCGGGCCAGGCTGGGCTCGGCCTTGCCCATCATGCCGTGCAGCGCCAGCACCCCCTCGGCGGTGGTGGACAGTGCTTCCAGCACGCCGGGCGGCAGGTTGGCGCGGCCCCAGGCGGCGATCTGCGGCGCCAGCCGGCGGAACTGCGCCTCGCCGCCCAGCGCCTCGTGCAGCTTGGCCGCCTGCTTCTGCGCCTCGTAGTCGGCGGCGGCCTCCGCGATCAGCGGCAACAGGCGCTCGGCGGCCAGGTCGTAGACCAGCTGCACCTGGGCGCAGGTGAAGCCCGCTTCATGCAGCTTGGCGTTGATGTCAGCATCCGGGCCACACATCTCGTGCTTTGCCTCGATGCTGTATTCGTCGGGGCTGTCGGGCACGCCCATGGCGCGGCGGAAGCGCCGGCGCTCCTCCTCCGGCGCGTCCGGCGCGGGCGGGGCGAAGCGCTGCGACAGGCGCTTCTCCAACTCCTTGTAGGACTTAAGCAGCGCATCGACGCGGAGCTGGTTGGCCTCGCCGTCCCAGAACTTCTCCGGCACGTCCTCAGGACGGCCGGCGGTCGGGGCAGCGGCGGGTTCGAGCAGGTTCTCGGACATGCGGGGCGTCATTCCTCGCTGGAGATGGAAGTCAGGATCCCGGCCGGCGCGGCAAGCGCGCGGGCCAGGTGTCGGGTCGCTGCCGGGACGTCGACCTGCGCTACCGCCTCGGCGCCCAGCGCCGAGACCGATTGCAGGAACAGCAGCGTGTTCGCGGCATCCGCACGGCCCTGCACGCGGGCCAGCGGCGACTGGTAGGTCAGCCGCACCTCGCGCCCGTCCAGCAGCATCGGCGGCACCTCGCCGCGGCGGCGCAGGATGGCCAGGCAGCGCGCCACCAGCGGCGTCAGCAGCTCAGCCTGCAGCCGGCCATAGGTGGCGCCGAGCAGCCGCGCGGTTTCGGCGCTGCGCTCCAGCACCTCGGTCGCCGTCATCCGCGCGTCGCGCGGCGCGGACAGCCGGTCGGCCAGCAGCGCGGAGCGGATGCGCTTGCGGAAGTCGTCCAGCACCAGCTGCGAGACATCGAAGTTGCCCGGCGCCGCCAGCGGCGTCAGGCCCGAGGAGCCCGGCGCCTTGGGGATGATGGCGCCCGGCACCAGCCGCACCGTGGCCGGGTTCAGCACGCCGTCATCCTCGGCCTGCCAGATGCCGGTGGCGGCGATGGAGGCATTCTTCAACACCAGCTCCACCACCTTGTTGGCGGTGCGGATGTCGGGCAGCGTCTTCATCACCGGGCCGCGGCCATAGGTCTCGCCCGGTGCCTTCAGCCAGCGGAAGGCGATGAAGGGGCTATCGGCGAAGCGACCGGTGGCCAGTGGCAGGGCGCGGCCGTCATGGTCCAGCACCGCCATGTAGCCGCAGCCGCCATGCCCGTCGGGCCACACCGCCTCGACCACCCGGAAGCGCGGCGGCACGTCGTCCTCGCCCCGCGCCAGGTCCGCCGGCAGCGCGGCGCCCGGAAAGCGGCGGGCGATGCCGGCGGCATCCAGCGTGAGCGCGCGGTAGATGGTGTCGAGCCGCCCGCCCGCGCCTTCCTCCAGTACCGCCTGGGTCAGCGGCACGGCGGTGAAGCGCAACGCGCTGCTTTCGCCCGGCGGTGCCTCCTCCACCAGCAGCACGCCGGTGCCGGCGACCACGAGGTCCAGAAAGGCCTGGTGCATCTCCAGCACGAAGTTGGAGCGGTCCAGGTGGCCTTGCAGCACCTCGGCCGCATCCTCCAGCGCCGCGGCGGCGGCTTCGGCCTCGGGCCCCGCGGCCACCACGCGGCCCGGCGCGAGGCCGAACCAGCGGGACCAGGGCGGGGTCAGCTCGGCCAGCAGGCTGGCGGACAGCTGCTCGGCGGCGTCGGCGGCGGTGGCGTCGTACAGCATCGGGCCGCCGCCGCCGGGGCTGGCGGCCAGCACGTGGTCGTAGCATTCGCGCCACACCGCCTCCCAGGGCCGGCGCTTTTCCAGCGCCTGCGCCTGGCGGGCCAGCACGGCCTCCGGCGTCATCTCGTCGCGGGCCATGCGCTCATTCCCCCAGCAGGGTCTTGCGGGCGCCGGCCAGCGGCGGCGTGGCGCCCAGCACCCCGCGCTCGGAGGTGGCAATGGTGCCGGCCAGGCCGCGCTTGGCGCGCTCCTGGTTCTCCAGCCGGGCCGCCTGGGCGGTGGCCGCCACGGCGGCGGTGGTGACGGCGGCCGGGACGGGGGCAGGCGTGGCGGCGGTCACCACCACCGGCTTCGGGGCTTTGAGCAGGCCACCCATGCGCGTGCGGTCTCCTTGGAAGAGGGACCCGATGCGCCGCCACAAAACGCGACGGGCCCGTACCGAGGGTTCGGTACGGGCCCGTGCAAATCGGGGGGATCGGGAGGAAGGTCAGCAGGCGCAGCTCGCCCGTTGACGAGACCGGTTCTAAGGGAATAAATTCCTTTCGTCAAGGACTTTATCCATGGTGGTCATCTTTTCCTGTAGTGCACGGAACAGGCCGCGCGGCGTCATCGCGAAGGGTGCGCCCTGCCCCAGCACCGCCCGGCACACCGCCACGCAGGAATAGGGCGCCAGCGCCGGCAGCGGGCCACAATGCGGCGCCCCGGGCGCGAAGGGTCCCAGCACCACCAGCCCGGCGCGGCGGTAGAAGCCCGGCAGGTCGAAGCCCGGCACCAGCACCGGGCGCGCCACCAGCAGGCGGCCCGACAGCGGTTCCACCACGGTCCAGCCCTGCGCATCCTCGATCGCCGCAAAGCAATGGCGGAAGCCCGGGCGCAGCAGCCGCAGCCAGGCGCGGTCCGCCCTGCCGCCGAAGCCGATCCAGACCCGCTGTGCGCCTTCGGCCAGCGCGTGCCGATGCGCGGCCCGAAGCGGCGGCGCCGCGCCCCCCGGGGGGGACGCGGCGCCGTGTTCCTGTTCCACCGCCACCATCGGGCGCGGGGCGGGTGCCGCCCGCGCCCGCGGCGCCGGGCCGGCTGCAACGCACCTGCGCGCCGGCTGGCTCACGCCCCTTCCCCGCCGCCGAAGCGCGCCGCCAGCTCCACCACCTCCGCCATGCCGCCCGGCTTCGCGGCACCGGCCACGATGCCCTTCATCCGCAGCGGCCAGTCCAGGCGCTGCATCGCCTCGCTCCACACCCGCCAGTCGTTCCGCTCCGCCAGGTGGCGCGGGTCGGGCGCCATGCCGCGCTCGCCCCAGATCCGCAGGATGCGCGCATGCACCAGGTCGATGCGCCGGTGCCGGTACAGCCGGTCCAGGCACTTGATCACGTCGTCCGGCTCGCAGGGGCGCTGCTTGCGCCCGGCGCCGGCGACCACGCGGGCGCCTTCACGCCGTGCCACCAGGGCGGACATGGTCCAGATCCAGGCTTCCTCGGCGGTGTCGAAGGGTTCGGTCTTGGCCATGGAGGAGAGTACGGAAACGCTGTTGGTGCGGAGGGCGGCGGGCATGGTGGATGCGGTGTCCTTTCTTGCAGGGAGCGTGAACGTAATGAGAACATTAATCCAGAGTTGTTAGGCGTCAACACCTAAATGTGATCAGAGTCCTAGGAAACCTGTCTTGCGAGGAGAATCAAGGGCCGCGATAATCCCGCCATGCGGCATGACGACATCTGGAGGGCGATCGACGCCCTGGCGGCCGAGCACGGCCTTTCAGCCTCGGGACTGGCCAGCAAGGCGGGACTCGACCCGACCGCTTTCAACCCTTCCAAGCGCATTGGCAACGACGGCCGGCCGCGCTGGCCCTCCACCGAAAGCATCGCCAAGGTGCTGGATG